TAGTATATAGACTATTCCCTTTTCGATTTTGTCTAGGAATAGTTTTTCGCGTTCTTCTTCTGTAAATATTTTGTTTCTGTAATAGATGGGTAAGTTGAGTTTTCCACCGTTTTTCATCCGGTATGATTCATTTGTTTTGCCTGGGATATATACATGCCTTTTGGCATCTTCTCGTTTGAGGTAGCCTGAGCCTATTCCGGCAGAGCATAACACCTTTCCTCTGAATTTTGGGTGCTTTTCGTCTACCTTTAGCATGTATTTTGTAATGTAGTTGATAGTTTTTTCATTCACGAAATATCCGGTGAATGTGATTCCGTATTTCCAATTGTTCGTTACTTTTTCTCCATTTCCTAGGCCCCATACTATCCCATGAAGATGTAATCTTTCTGTTTTCTCGTGTCCGAGTTCTGTAATAAACCAATGTTTTATTGATTTTCCGGTTTGTTTTCGTACTCTTTCTAGGCATAGTCTTATAGCTTTTGTTGCAATATCGTTATTGTCTTTTAACTTGTATTTTTGTTTGATTTGCTTGTAGGATTTATCATCGATTGTCAGTGTTAGGAAATACGCATTTGGTGTTTGTCTATTTTCCTCTGACATTCTTACTACCCATTGTCTTTGCTTTTGTTTCCTGCACTCGTAACAGTCCCCGCATGCTGCTGTTACATAACGTAACCTTTCGTCAGGACAAACAGGCGGTATCCCGCCATTCTTTTTTGTTGGCAGGTACCGCTTATTTGGTATGAGTTTAGGATATAGACACATAATTATTAAAAACCTGTTTTACCTACTTTTGCCCCTAGTGCTGCTCCTGCACCTTTCGATGCGATTTCTAGCATTCCGAGTACAATGTCTTTGACGAGTTTTTGTTCTTCAATGTCCAGGCCTTTTTTGCCCAAGTCGTATCTATTGAATACATCTTGTACATAGGCTTCCATCTGTTCTCTTTGGATGATTAGTGCTTTCCCTTTTTTTGTAAGGTCTTCCCATCCTTGTAGAATTTCTGCTGGAATTGCTTTTGCTTGCTCTTCATTGACTTTTTTCTGGCTTCCTTTGAGTAATATTTCAGCCATCAGGTTTTGGAGTGTTAATGAGCTTTCTCTTACTTTATTGTCGATTGTCCGCTCTTTTAACTCGTTGTCGAGTTTCATTCCGTTGACTTCTTCAATTAGTTTATCAATTCCTTTTTGTAGGCTTTTGATATTCCATCGGGTTTCATCGGTTTTTTCTTTTGTCCAATCGGCAGTATTTCGTTTAAGTTCCTCTTCCGCATCTGCTACTCTGATTTGTCCCAATATGAGTCCTTTCTTCACTTTTTCATTTGAAGTCTGGGCTATTAGGTTATCAATTGTAGCTTCTTGCGCTTTGGTATCTACTCCTCTAGTCTTTTCGGCTTCCGCTTCATTTTTGTTTGCCTGGCTTTCGTTTAGCCTGGTTTGGCTTGCTACGTTTGCTAGCTGGAGTGCCATTCCTTGTGCTTGTATTCCTGCCTCCGTTCCTGTTTTGCTTGGCATTCCTACTCCGCTTGCTTGGCCTCCTCCGCTAGTGCTTCCACCGCCACCGCCACCGCCATATATTAGCGACGGGCTTAGCCCTGCCGCTTTTATATGTTTTATGGTATTCTCATAATTTGTGTAGTCCCACAAATCCTTTGCCAATCCTGTGCTATAATAGGCTTGTTGTTGATTCAAATCTGCTTGGTATTTCATCAACTCCCTATTTTCTTTTTTTTGCTCATTCTTGGCGTTATTGTTAGCGATTGCCTTTCCGGCTGCCGCTCCTATACCGATAATAGTTCCTAGCATAATTATTTACATTTCGCGCTTTGATGTTTCAAAGCGTTATTCATATTACTTGATAATAAATTGTAGGTGCGTACTTTCGTGTATTTTAAAGTATTTTGTCTTTACAAATACTCCGAAGTGCTTGTTACCTACAAGGCTTTAGAGATACTTCTCTAAACAGTTTAGTTTTCACTAGGTGAACCTCCCTGTGTTTTGTCAGGTACATTTCCAAAATCTTCCGGTTTTACCGCCTGTTCTTTTTTAGCTGAACTTCTTGTTATTTTGTCATAAGCATCCATTGCTATATCAAACCTGTCCGTTCTGATATTATATGCAGGTAGTACACCATCTTCTTTTGCTGTATAGATAATTGGTGCTGTGTCTGTAATTGGCTCTTTGTTTTGTAGGATTCTTGCGCATTTTGTTTCAATGCTTTCACCTTCGTAGATTTCGATTGATTTTAATCTACCTTTGTTTCCTGTTGGTTTTGAGTATTTCATAATGTAATAAAATTTATAAGTTAGGAATTTGTTTTGCACTGATTAAACGTCTTACTTTTATGCCAAATCTTGTTTGTACCCAAAAGTTCATAGCGTCTAGATTTGCATCTGCAAATATGTAGTTGAATTTTACCGGGTCTATGTATGTTGTTAAGTCCTCGATTTGTGGTTCACCTGCATTGTTCATTGAGTAGTTTCTATTCAATACCATGAAACTCTCGTTCATCCCAGGCGCAAAATTTCCGAATGTTCTGTTGACGTTTGTCATGTAGTTCAGCCAAGCCACCGTTTTACCTGCTGACGTGCGTTTTAAGTCTGCATCTGCTGTATAGTAGTCCGTCCACCATGCACGCTCTCCGTTTGTTGAGTCTTGGTACCCGATTCCGTCCAGTGCTGGTTTGTGCCAATCGTCCATGGTTTCTAGATATGTATCCCATGTGTTACCCTGTCCGTAATCGATTCTCGGAGTAATTGAGCAAATGCTTATAATGTAACATGGTTCTGTCACTTTGATACGGATATGTCCGCCTTTTTGCCGTCCTGTTGTTACACCTCGTCCGGCTAGTGTTCCTAGCGGTTCATTTTCGGATGCGCTGTTGCTTATTACTTCTTGGAATATGATTTCTTGGCTTACGCCACCTTCGAACATAGGTGTTTCACATCTTTCCATGTAGTTACCGCCTGTGTATACTGTTTCCAACCAATCTCTGTAAGTACCTCCGCTTACTGCGACTCTGTTAAGGAAGTTGTATACTTTTTGTGATAGGTTTAAGGCATCTATTGATAATGTACCGTCTGAAACATCTACCGCACTTGCTTCGTTGATTCCATCTACTCCGTCTATCCATTCCGTATTAATCCAATTTTGGAACTGATCGCTGTTGTATGTTTTTAGACATAGTCCGAATTGTGGAATAGTTGAATACAGTTTATTTGTTTGTGTTAGTCTTTTTGTGAATGAGTTGAACGGCTCTACGCTTGCTGTTTGGCTTCCTATATCAAATACTGTATCACCTGCGGTCATTAGTATTTTATCCCTGATTGTATCAAGGTTTTCTAATGCGATTTCTTTTAGCGCTGTTGATTCGTTTGACTGTATGGAGTATATTCTTATATACTCTGCACCTGTTGCTTTTTTTGTTGCTGCCGTAAATGTTGCGGTTGTTCCTGATACTCGTATTTCGTCTGCAATTTTTGATAGTTTTGTAGTGTTTGCAGGTCCACCGTTTGAGGTTTGCCAACGTACTTCTATATAATCTAGTATGTCGTCGTTAACGTCGCTTATTTGGTATTGTAGTCCATCTTCCATTATGTACGTGTTTTGTAATGGTATTGATGCCTCGTTGCCGGCTGGTGTTACTCTCGAGATTTTGTTTAATTGCAATGCTGCTCCGATAATATAGAAATTATCTTCTTGCGTGTTTGCATAAAAGTTTTTGAATATGTCGTAATATGCAAGGATTGGCACTGCGTTTTTTGTTGCCGTTTTTGTTGGAACCCCCGATAGGTTTGCATAACCTCTGATTCCCAAATATGCTAGTAGGCAACTTGGGTTTACTTGTGTCCATTGGTTGTCCTCTGTTATTGCATTATCGTATGATGCATTTAATGCTACCGTTATTTGAGGTAGTTTTACTTGTGCCATATTCAGACCGATTTTTGTACGGTTGTTATGTAGCCAACTGTTGTATAATCTTACAGGTGCTGTATAAATATGGTGTTCTAATTTGAATGAGCCGAATAATGGACCCGTCGTCGGATGTGTCAGTACATTCGCATCTATATCAATGTCGTATGTATCTCCTTTTTGTCCTACCAAACATAAGTTTGGTACTAGTGTCCCAGGGCTTTGAGTGTTTCTTACGATTGTTGATAAATCGTGCGTTGACATTTGGTAGTCATGCAGACTGACCGACATTTTTTGATTGTCTCCTATGGTATTTTTACCAATATTTTTTTGTATTCCCATGGTTTAGCCCTCCTTTTTAGTGTTGTTGTCAATCTTTTTTGCAGAACGTTTAAGTTTCTTTTCGTATTCGTCTGCCTCTTTACATGCATATATCATTGCTGCAACTAGATTCCAATTTATAGAGTTGATTATTTCTTCTGCTGCTTCACGTGTTGGAAACTTTTCAGTTGTTGCCAAATGTTTTCCAATCACAATCATGAATTCATTTTCTTCTTGAGTTGTTGGTAATACTCTGAATACATCTTTCATGTCGTTAAATTCTCTTTCCATTTTTAATAGTTTTTAGGATTAATATTAATGTGTGTACTATCAACGCTTGACGTTGTTGTTTGTTCGGTCTTTTGCGTTGAGTTTTGATTGTTTTTGCTTACGCTTAGGCTCATTGTACACGACTGTACACATAAGGTCGTAATTATAGCAATGATTGCCGTACTGATAGCTCGAATGATTTCTACCCATTGGTTACCTGTAATTTTCATGTTTAAAATAATTTAAACTGTTTTTGATTCCATTCTTTTAAATCTTGTTCATCTTTGTCAAAAGTTTTTTCACATATTAACCTCCTTTCTTGTTTTGTGAAGACGTATTTTTTTGTAATAACGTCTTCATCTAGTTCATAACATATTTTCTTCATTTTTATTGACGTGTTGAAGTACACGTAATTTTTTAGCTCCTGAAATGTATTGAAAATATGTCCTTCTGCTTCATATTTTCTAATCTTTTTCGGTTTTTTCATTTTCGTTAGGATATAATTTTTTCGTCTCTATTACACATACGATTCTCCATCCTTCCTCGTTAAATTCTCGGTTTGCTTCTTTTGCAATTGCAAGTGCTGTTTTGTATGTCCATTCACCTGCATAGTTGATAATGAGTAATTCACCTGTATTTTTGTTTTCTTTTACTACTGAAAATTTTGTTGCTGCCATAATTATTTGTCTTTAAGTTCTTCAATTTTATTTATAAATGTCTCGTAATCAAGATTATAAAAGTCTATAAAGTAATTTTTGTAAACTAATAGTTTTATAAGTTCCGTATTCATAATTTTCTTTTTTTGTTTTACAAAATCTAATAAACTCCTTTTCTTTCTTTGTTATAAAAGAAACTCTAAGTTTTCATTTTTCACCTCCTTTCTTATTGACACTACAAATATAATTGATTTTTTTGATTTCTGCAAATTTTCTGATATTTATTTTTCCGATTTAACTATTAACAATAGTATCTTTAAGCCTTCGTGGCGTTTGAACGAGGATTAGAGCAACAGAGAGGCGCCGAGCCTCTCCTTAGCGACTAGCACCATAGTATCGGTGAAGCCGCACACCACGACCGTAGGTCGGGTGCACGTCACGCCTTATCTTGGTCTTAAGGTAGTTGTCTCTCGGATAAAGGTGTACCTCACCCTCCCGTTATACACCCTGGCCCCCCGGCCTTGAGGTGGTAAATACAGACCCGTGTGATGTTAACACGGAGCCCCGTTGGACATGCTATAGCGCAGCTTCTAATTTGAGTTGAAATATAGATTGGCGAATAAATCAATGTCGTTATTTAGTCGTTTTTCACTTCTTTCTTCTTTTCTTTTTTCCTTCTTGGCGACCATAGTCGCTTTAGATTCTATCCATTGTCTTTGTTTTTTAAGCCTGTTAAGATATTTTCTTTCATCCCATTCTTTCGGATTGTCGTGGTATAGTCTTTCACAGCGTTCTCGTTCGCTTACGAGTACACCGGAGTATCTCAATTCTTCTGTTTTGAGGTCTATTTTGATTCCTAGTATATAGACTATTCCCTTTTCGATTTTGTCTAGGAATAGTTTTTCGCGTTCTTCTTCTGTAAATATTTTGTTTCTGTAATAGATGGGTAAGTTGAGTTTTCCACCGTTTTTCATCCGGTATGATTCATTTGTTTTGCC